GTTGGAGAACACGTGGTCCCCGGCCGTGAACGCCATGCCCTTGTCGGTCTGCGCGAACCGGTACGGCAGCGGCTCCCGCACCGCCAGCTGCGCCGTCGCCGACAGCCCCGACCCGGGCTGCCGCGGGTTCACCACAGCCGGCCCCTCACCAGCCAGGGCGGCCGGCGCGAAGCCAGGCATCTGGGCGAACGCCTCACGCAGCGCCGCGGCCATCTCGGTCCGCATCGACGCGGCGAACGCCGCCGCGTCGAACGCGGGCGTCGCTGGCGCTGGCGCGGGAGCCGGCCCAGCCGGCGGGGTCAGAGTGGTCGGCGGGGCGGCGGTCAGGGTGGCAGCGGGAGCCGAACACGGCGTACCCGCCGCGTGCTCCCCGCCGCACAGCGGGCAATGCATCTTGGTGCCTCCATTCCAGGACGCAGCCACCTTCGTGAGCCGCGCATCGTCGAACGCCGGGATGCTGCAGAGCGAAATCTCGCGGAGCGTCGCCTTCGAGACGACGTAACCCTCATCGACCTTGTCCCACTCGAACGCCTCGATTAGCGGGCCGATCGACAGGCCGTCGAGGATCCCGTCCGCCGCGTCGGCGAGCGCCTCGTCACGCTTCGAGCCCTTCCCGACCCGGAACGCAGCCTCGAGCCCGGCGTCGGTATCGGTGAGCTCCGTCGCTACCCCGAGCGTCTGCGACGGGTAGTGCTCGAGCAGGAACTTCACCCGGGCCGGCGCCGACCACGACAGGCTGCCGGGCAGGAACTTCCACTTCGCCCACCCGTTCGACGCCCAGACGTTGTACGGCACCGCCAGGCCCCGGATGGTCCGCTGCTCGGCGTCCACCCGGAACCGTTCGACCGCGACGTCGGACAGAGCGAACGTGAGCCGCACCTCACCCCGGCCCGGGGTGTTCCCGTCACCGGAGAACGCTGCCCGGATCGGCAGCACGTTGTTCTGACGCACATCCCCTCCTTGGGAATCCACCTGCTGGCCGGCCGGCAGGGGTGGACGGCCCTGCTCGTCCCGGATCTCCTCACGCGTGATGGTCCCCATCTCGAGGTGCGCCTTCTCGACCTTCGACATCGTCAGCGGGTCCGCCCGCAAGTACTCCGTCAGGTCGTGCAGCACCCGGTACCCGCGCCTCGTGACGTCGTTCATCGACAGCCGGCCCGCGACCGCTTGCATGTAGACCGACAGCACGTCGTTGATCCGGTCCCGGCGCCGGTCGGTCGCGTTCTGGTAGGTCCGCGACGTCGTCGAGATCCCGAGGTCCTCCGGGTCCAGGCCGATGGCGTTCGCGATGTCCAGGGCGACCCGCTGCTGCAACGCGACCAGCTGTAGATCGGCCGGAGACATCCAGTTGATCTCGTGGTGATTCAGCGCCGCCGGCACGTAGGCCGGGGCCCGGTCCCGGCGCGCCTGCGTCCACGAGTCCAACAGGTCCGCGATGTCGTCGTCGTCGGCCGGGTCCGCGCCTTCCGCCGGGGTGAAGAACTCCAACGCCTTCGGGTCGTCCGCGTACCGCTCGGCCGCCATGTCGAGCTTCGCGGCCCGACGGATCGCCCGCCGCGCCACGTGCAGGATCCCCGGGTTCGGGCTGTCGAACCGGATCAGCTCACGGGCACCGTCGACGGGCTTCCCGTCGACCCACACCACCGACTCGGGGTCGATCCCCGACGGCAGATGCTGGTCGCTCCACCCCGCGGGCGGGGCCAGCGACACGGCGGTGAGGTCGAGGTGCTGCGCAGAGGTCGGGAAGTCGTCCCACCCGCGCGCCAGGACCCGCCACCACGAAAGGCCGTCCATCAGCAGGTCTTCGAGCGTCTGCGCCATCGTCACGAGGTTCGGGACGTTCGGGTCGACCTGGGTCAGCAGCGGCGACGTCGACCGGACGTGGTCGGCGTCGGTCTGGACCAGCGGGAGCGTCGCGAGCGAGCAGATCAGGTTCCGGCCCCGCAGCACCGCCGGGACCTGCAACGCGAGCTCACGCGACGGGACCGGCCCCAGCGACCCGAGGCCGGCCATCTGGACACGCAGGTACTCGTCGACCCCGACCGGCGCGATCGTCGCCGAGAAGCCGGTCAGCGGCTTCACCGGGGTGGTGGTGTGGGCAGCGCGGAGGATGAATCGCCACCGCTCACGCCACCCCACGGAGACAGAGTGTAAGGCTGCAGGTCAATGAGTGGACAATGTGTCAAGCGCGACGCGCGGCCCGCACAATCCGAGGCGCACCAACCGGCGCCGGCAACGTCCGCGCCAGATGCACAGCGCCAGCACCCGCATACACCGCGTCCACATGCAGCGGCCCACGACGCTGGAACACCCACCGATCCGGACCACTCGCCCGCTTCCCCGCACCCCGCACCTGAGCATCCAGCAGCGGATCACCCGAATGGACCAGCGTCCCCCCCGACACCTCACGCTCCAGCCCCATGCACGCCGCCGACGCGTCATCCCGCAACGGCTCCACCACCACACCCCGAGGCGGCCACCCCGCACGCGCCGCCAACCCCGACGCCACCGACGCCGCCGGCCCCGTCGGGAACCACCCGAACACCCGCGGCCGCACCTCAGCGACGAGCGCTGGCAGATCCGCCAGCATCGCCGACGCACACCCAGGCCCGGACCACGCCCGAATCGGCTCGACCCGGACCCGCCCGTCCGGCAGCACCGCGGCCGCGCACAGCGTCGCGTGCAGCCCGTCCATCGACACATCGATGCACGCCGCCACCCGGGACCGGACGTCGTCCAACGTCCCCGGCTCGCACCGCGACAGCCACACCGCCTGATCGATCGCCGCGAGCATCACCCCGACCCGCGAACACAGGATCTCCGTCGTGAACCCGGCGAGCTTCTTCCCACCCGCGCGCACCGCGGCCGCCGCGTCCGCGAGCAGCACGTCCGGCGGGATCCGATACCCCAGGTTCGGGTTCGACGCCGCGAGCGCCTCCAGATCCTCCGGATCGGCGTCCGCCTCGTTCGTCCACAAGAACGCCCCGAACCGCGGATCCCCCTCACCGGTCGCGATGAACGCCTCGCCCTGGTCGATCAGGTCGTTCAGCACCACCGCCGACTCGTCGCCCATGTTCGAGATCGCGAAGGCCTGCGCATCCCGGATCGCGTTCTGCGTCGGGATCGCCGCGTCCCACGCCGAGTAGTCCTTGTGCTGCCGCAGCTCGTCCAGGATCAGCCGGTCAATCGACAGCGACCGGCCGGCGTCCTCGTTCGCCGGCCCGACGAGGTACCGGGCACCGTCGATCGTCGTGAGCTCGATCCCACCGTTCACCGTCCGCACGCCACCGGACCGGTCGGACGGCATGAACCGCGACAGGCTCGGATACGTCCTCGCCACCGCCGCCACCAACGACCACGGCTCTTTCGCCGTCTCAATCTTCGTCGACGTCCCGAACAACATCGGGAACCGGGCCACCATCAGCCACCACAACGACAGCACCACAAGCAGCGTCGTCTTCCCGTTCTGACGCCCAACGACGATCAGGACCTTCCGGAAACGCGGCGTCCCATCCGCCAGCAATTCCCCCGCATGAATGACAGCCCACCGCTGCCACGGATCCAGCCGGCCCGAGAACCGGAACCTCTTCGACCCCAGCTGCACCCACCGCGGCGCCAACGACTCGGCGAACTCGACGACGTCGAACCCGTAGCTGGTCTCGGGCGTGAGTGCGCACCCGCACCCGCACGGCCCGAGCCGGCCCTCGACGAGCGGCGGCGTGAACAGCCGCGGCGTCGTGCTACCGAGGATCTGGGTACCGCGCCCGCTGCTCCGCCACGACGTCACGGCCGACACTCCCAACCACACCTCCCCCCGCAGGCCCAGAACCGCCCACCCCCGACCCATGAACCGGCCCAGAACCACCCGACGGCCCCCGCCCGGCACTCCGAGACGCCGGCGTCAGCCCCAGCGCCCCCAGAACCGCCAGGTACTTCGGCGTCAACCGCTCCAGCGTCGCAACCGCGTCCGTCGCGTCGATCTCCGAGGCCAGCCGCTTCGCCAGAGCCACGATCGCGGCGTCCTCGACCCCCACCGGCCGCTCCCGCAACGCCCGCGCCAACGCCGGCGCCATCTTCGGAACCCGCACAGCCACCTAGACGCCAACCCCCACAATCCCCGCAGGACCAATCAGGGCCCGCGAGGACGAATCAGGTTCCGCCAGCGAAGCCCGGGACTCCCCCCGTTCAAACCTGAGCGAACCCGGGGGGAGAGGGAAGGACAG